AATTTAAAAAAGCTGGCAAACCAAATTCTGAGCTGCCAGCTAAGTATTTTTCTTACTATGCTATTTTTACACAAGTTCCATCAAGGAAGTAAATCTCCATGACTTCCGGGGAAAGCACCACACATCTTTCTAGAACTTTCCCTACAAGAGTCATATCTATTTTCTTCATAGGCTTTCCCTTCGTAAGTTCCATCATCTGCTTTGCTCTAAATGCCAAAAGTGGATTATCTCCTCTCATGTCATTTTTCCATCTTTCTACATACTTGCTTCGATTTTCAATGATACCGTTCCATGCTTTTATGAAAGCGTTATGGAGTGCATCCTCTTTTAAGGTCTCACTACTGCATCCCACCACACCTTTCTGGCGGTATCGCTGACTGCACATCCACACCTTTATATGCTTCCCGTTTCTTGTCAATGTTCTTCTCCAGAAGATGGTTCCGCAGGTACCGCATAAGACTCTGCTTGAGAATGGTTGTTCATCAGTATATCTTCCCATCGTTCGCAGGTTATGCGTTTCCATGAATTCTTTACGTCTTTGCACTTCCATTTGAACCGCATTCCAGAAATCTTTTTCTATGATTGGATCATGATCATTCTCTACATAATACTGTGTTATCTGCCCGGTGTTCTTTTCAGTTTTCTTCGTAAGAAAATCGGAAGTGTAAGTCTTCTGCAGAATCGCATCGCCCATATATTTTTCATTAGTAAGAATTCCCCAAATAGTACTGCATGACCATCTAGGCTCTCCCATGCATCCGGGAACTTTTTCATCGTTCAGTCTTTTGGTAATGATGTCCGGGTTTACCCCATCCATGAACTCTTTATAAACTCTTCTGACGGTAACTGCTTGTTCTTCATTTATAATGAGGTTTCCTTTTTCATCTTTATCATATCCCAAGAAGCGGTTGGTATTAAGGTGATATTTCCCATCACTGAATTTCTTACGAATTCCCCATTTGCAGTTTTCAGAAATGGATCGGCTTTCTTCCTGTGCAAGGGAACTCAAAATCGTAAAAAGAAGTTCCCCGGCTCCATCCATCGTGTTGATATTTTCTTTTTCAAAGAATACTCCGATTCCCATGTTCTTCAATTTTCTTGAATAGCTGAGGCAGTCCTGTGTGTTTCTAGCAAATCGGCTGATGGATTTTACAATGATAAGGTCAATCTTGCCCCTTTCGCAATCAGAAATCATTCTGTTGAAATCAGTTCTTTTTCTTGTGGAAGTTCCAGAAATACCTTCATCCGCATAGATACCTGCCATTTCATATTCTGGCTTTCCATTAATGTAAGCAGTATAATAACTAACTTGGTTTTCAAAACTGTTCAGCTGTTCCTCTTGGTCAGTCGATACTCGGCAGTATGCAGCAACCCTTAATTTCTTTACACCGCTTTTGGATTTACTGACTGTCTTAGGACTTGCTTTGATAACTGTAACTGATTTTCCCATTCTCATCTTCTCCTTTCAATACATAAACGCAACCTTCAAATTCCCATGAATCTGCAATCTCGGCTGGAACTTTGACGCCCTCACAGGCTAACTCTCCATCCTTGACTCTTTTACTGCACCACCAGAATTCTTTACCGTTCCGTGCCCATTGGTGATGCATCACACTTCCGCATTTGGAACAATAAAGTTTTCCGCTTAACGGGTACGTGCTATGGGAGTCTCTTGTCGTTCGAACTTTAGGTTTGTATGGACAATTTTTCTGTTTTTCATAATCCACTTTCTTCATGTAGCTGTAGCTTTTCCTTCCGAACTGATCTTCCTTCACAAAAACCGTACTCGGCTCACTAACCTGCCACCCACTGGCAACTTCCTCCGGCACAAAAATTCCAGAACATGTATCTCTGCCCTTTTTGATTGTTGTGCTACATCCCCAATATATCTGTCTGCCTCCGTTGCACACTTTGTGATGCAAAGTTGCTCCACACTTCGGGCAATAAAGCATTCTCGATAATGGGTAAGTGTTATGAGAGTTTCCACCCATTTTTTGAGGTTCTTTCTTTTCCTTACATGCCAGCGACTTGTCATCTAAAATCTCCTGCACCTCATTCCAAACATCTGCATCCACAATGGCAGGATGATTATCTGCAATGTAATATCTATCCTTTTCCCCGGTGTTTTTATGCCTCACTCGGTCGGCATCCAGATAAGTCTTCTGCATCATGACATCGCCTTTATACTTTTCATTTCGAAGTGTTCTGAATACTCCCGTAGCTTCCCATCGCTTACCTGTCTTGGTTCTGATTCCCATTTCATTCAAATGAGTGGCAATTCTTGTCGGTGCAACCCCTTCGTGTGCCAACTTAAAAATCTTACGCACTACAAAGGCTTCTCTCTCATCAATCGCTGGGTTTCCTGCGCTGTCCAAGCGAAATCCAAAACATCTATCGAACTGTACTGCTGGAACCCCTTCTCTGAATTTTCTCTGAAAAGTCATGTATGCATTCTTACTGCTGTCATCGCTCTCTGCCTGTGCAAAAGCTGAGTAGATGGAAAGCATAAGTTCACCTTCTCCAGAAAGCGTATTCATATTCTGAAGTTCAAAAAAAATACCGACACCCATGCTCTGCAGTTCTCGGACTGCCTTAAGCATCGTGACGGTATTTCTTGCCATTCTCGATATGGATTTTGTTAAGATAAGATCTATCTTTCCTGCTCTTGCATCTTCCATCATTTTCTGGAATCCCGGACGGCTTTCTTTAAAACCGGATATACCAAAATCATAATAGACATCTACATATTCATAAGACGGATTGGAACGGATCAGATTTTCGTAATATTCTTTCTGGTTCGTCAGCGAATTTTCCTGTTCATCTGCTTCCGTAGATACTCTGCAGTATGCACATACACGAATCTTCGCCTTGATACGCTGTTTTGGTTCTATTACTTTTATCTGCATATCTTCTGTCTCCTTTCGTTTTCGTACTACTATATAGCCATAAAACCCTCAAATTATCCACTTATATATCCACCAAATTTAAGTCTTATTTCTCGGTGGATTTTTTACATCAAAAAAGAATGCCGGGCAGAATAATCCACCCGGCTGAGATTAACATCTTGTTGTATAATCAAGCGCAATCCATCCTGCTTTGCTTTTCAGTTTTCCCCATCCTTTGGTAGAACCTTGTCCGATTTTTTCTTCTACAATCGTAAACGTACCCTTTCCAGTATGTTTTCCGGTCTTAGCATAGTTCGTACCTGGACCTTTTCTGATATTGAGATTATCAATCGCAACTCGCACCTTGTATGGTTTAAAACCTACATTGGATTCGAGTTCCTTCCTATAAGAAACATATTTTTTGTTTGTTGTGATATAACCACCGGATTTCAATCGGTACCACTGCCCATCTGCACTAATACCAGTAACTGTATAAATACCACCATAAATTACCTGCTCCACGTTATTTCCCATGGATGGACTCTTTCTCACATTCAATCCATCAGAACCTCTGTAGATTACTTCCACATATCCACTCATAGCTTTCACAGTCTGGACTTTTTCTTCAGAAACGAATGTACCAGTAATCTTACTTAATATAGAAAGAATTTTTTCACCGTACCCTGCACCTGCAGCCCAACCGAGACCTTTTGGATTTTCCTGTATGCCGAGCCATTCCACATAAGGGGCAGAACCTCTTGTTACATATTTAAAACGTGGATCGATATTTTCATTCTTCAGTACATCCGCAGAAGCATATGCTTTCAGATGCTGAATCTGACAACGGATACCAAGCTGTGGTGTATCAAAGGATAATCCTTTCATACCATTTTGTGTTACCCCCATTCCAGCAAAATTGTTCTGATCCAACGTTACTGCAGACTGAGAAAAACCAAAGTTACCCGTTTCCAAACAGGACTGTGCAAAAGCAATGTCACCTCGTACCCCTTCTGAATTACCTTCTGAAAGATAGAACGGAATCATATCAATAACAGACTGTGCTACACTTGGATTTACCTTTTTGATATATTCCTGCATCTGCTTTACAGTTGCTACTGCAGTTCCCATGATAGCTGTTCCCTCTGTATCAAAAAAAGTAGTTCCTTCCATTGCCTTTTTAACATCTTTTCTGAAACCAGCCATTGTATAAGAAAGACTCAGTCCTCTCCAGAGATGTTCCGGGTCACCATGATTGGATGCAATTCCTCTTTTGTATCCTTCGCTATGACTGATAATTACACCATCAGCTGTTGGGTTCAAATTATACTTTTTACAAAGCATTGCGAATAATTCAACAGCTGACTGGTAAGTTCGTCTCGCTACTGCTTTTGCTGTGGTTTTATCTGAACAAGTAAATGAAGAACCTCCCGTATATTTGATACAAGCTGGCTCACACATTTCAACTCCGATATGCGTATTATTTCCGCTTCCATTTTTACCAGAAGCACAATGCCACCCACGATAATTCCAAGGAAGAGTCTGATATACTGTCCCATCATTTCCATCAATAAAGGCATGGACACAGGCATTATTGTAACTTGCTCTATTCCATGAATTGATAAAAACAGATGCCTTTGGCTGTGGACATCCTACAGAATGAAGCATAAGACCCTTTACTGTAATCTTTTTCCCTGCTTTGTAGCACGGATTATTTTTCATAATAGATTCAACTAATTTCATGTACCATCATCCTTTCTGCAAAAAGAAACAGGTGCCCGAAAGCACCTGCTATTTCTCGCTATTCTTTTCATCCCTTAACTGCTGTAATACTGCCTTAAGCTGTTCCGGCACCGGAAGTCCGATGAGTGCCACATTTTCTAAAATGGAAATTCCCTCATTGGATAAATAGAAAAAGATTACCGCTGTACGAAGAACACTGCCATTCTGGATGACCTGCGTATCGATGATGT